AAAGGTGTAAGATTTGTTTGGGAAACTAAAGTATCAGTTATTGATTTTAAAAATAATGAAATATGGTATGAAGGAAATGATACATCTTTTCCTAATATATCATATGATGAACTTATTTTTGCAGTAGGTAAATCAGGTATAGACTTTGCCCAACAACTAGCAAACGAATATAAACTCCCAGATGAACCTAAATCAGTACAAATTGGAGTTCGATTTGAAGCACCACAAAAACACTTCCAAAAACTAATCGATATTTCATATGACTTTAAGTTATATAGAAAATTTGATGATGAAGGTGTTTCGTTACGTTCATTTTGTACAAACAATAATGCGGCTTATGTTGCTGTAGAGGAAACATATGGTGATCATTCATATAATGGTCACGCTAAAAAAGATGAAGCATATAGAAACAATATGACCAATTTTGGTATTTTGATGGAAATCAATGGTATTGAAGATCCATTTACTTGGTCACGTAACGTTGTAAATAAATTACAATTCAATGGTACCGGTTTATATTATAGTCCAACACGTACACCTTCAACAACATCAGAAGGCAATAATGTAACAGCATATCAAATTGAATTTTTGGATGGTGTAAGAGAGGTAATGGGTGGTTATTTTCAATATGTAGAGGATTTTATTGAAGATATGAAAAAAGTATTCCCAACATTGGGAGATGACTGGGGGATTTATATACCCGAGGTAAAATATCTTTCACCAGAACCACTAGTAAATTATAAAGATCTTAGTTTAACTAAGTATTTTAACGTACATTTTGTAGGTGATGCTTTAAGCGCTCGTGGTATTACAGTATCAGGTGCTCAAGCAATTTATGTAGCAGAAAATTTAATTAAGTAATATGAAAATAGGATTTTGTGGAACAATGAGTGTAGGTAAAACTACATTAGTTAATACTTTAAAAGAACTACCAGAATTTAAAGAATATGAATTTAAAACAGAACGTTCAAAATATTTACGTGATTTAGGCATCCCATTAAATACAGATTCAACATTAAAAGGTCAATTTGTATTTTTAGCTGAACGTGCCTCTGAATTATTTCATAGTAATATCATTACTGATAGAACAGTTGTAGATGTTATGGCTTTTACACGTTTAGCTGAATCAATACCATATTACATAGCAGATGAAATTTGTCAAGCAGCATCACATTTAATTAAAGAATATGATTACATATTTTACATTTCACCTAAAGGGGTAGAAATTGAGGATAATGGTGTTAGAACAACAGATGCAGAATATAGAAAAGATGTTGACAAAGAAATTAAAAATTTATTAAATAAATATGGTCATAAAAATCAAAGAATAGTTAAATTAACGGGTAGTGTTGAGGAAAGAGTACAAAAAGTTAAACAGACGTTATTTTCATAATATTTATAAATAAAAATATACTAAAATGAAAAAAACCCGTTTACTCGAAATAGTACGTGAAGAAATTGCTTCTGCGTTAAATGAAATTCCTGATTTTGGAGGACAATTAGATCAAGGGGTAGCAACAAAATATGGTAAAGAAGATACTTTACAAAATGCAGTTGATGCTATTGTTGATGAAACTCTTGCAGATATGGGTGTTACGCTTGAAGATCTTAAAAAAGATGAAGCTAAAGCAACTGAAGCTCTTACTAGTATTAGAGAAAAAGTTTTAGGAGCTAAAAGAAAAGGAATTTCTCAAGATCCTAGAGTTGTAAAAGCTCTTGACAAACAACAGGATGTTGAAGTTGATAAATTTGGGGCTATTAGTGGAAAAGATTTACAAGCTAATCAAACAAACAATGCTATTAAAAAAGCTTTAGGTCTTATTGCTCCTGATAAACGTGGTCCTAAAGCCGATCCAACTAAACCTAAAAAAGAAAAACCAGAATCAACAGGTAAAAGAGGAAGACCAGCAGGAACTAAAACAGCTACTCGCACACCAGGAGCTGATGGATTTGATGATGTGTCATATTCAGACGAAGAAGTAGAAGACACCTACTATAAAGATGAAGATGAAGATATTCTTGATACAGAAAAAGCCCCAGCAGGAGATGTTGAAATGGAAAAAGCTGCTAGAGGTAAAGATGAACTAGTTAAACAGTATAAATCTGAAGTTGAACCAGAATTAAAAAATAAAATTGCAAAAGCAAAAGAGGGAGATAAAGAAGCTATGGCTTGGTTAAAATCTAAACAAGATATTATTAAAAAATACAATCAAGCCAAACAAGTTAATATTTAATGGTAAAAGATAAATCCATAACTTTAAATGCATCGCACCTAATTTTAGGTGCGATCATTTTACTCCTGTTATGGTTATTACTTAAACCAACTAAAGTAGATTTATCAAAATATGATAAACAAAAACAAGAAATTGATAGTTTAAATAATGTATTAATAGATTTACAAAAACACCAATTTGAGTTAGATAAATCCATTTTATTTCATCAAAATAGAATAGATTCACTAAACAATGAAATAAGCAATACAAACAATGAAATAACAGATATACGTGCTTATTATGATAAGAAAATTAGAGATATTGGTAATTACACTCCTTCTCAGCTCAACGACTTTTTCGCAAAAAGATACAAGTAAAATTTGTTTCGATTACAAAACTGCCCAAAAGATTGCTACTGATTTAACTAAAGGAGACGCTGCAATAGAAGAGTTGAAAAAAACTCAAAAATTGGTTTTGCAACTAAATGAGACTATAGTTGAAAAAGATAGTGTCATAAATGATTATATTAAAAAAGATAGTACTTGTGTAAAACAAGTAGCTACTTTTAATGAACTAAAACAAAAACAAGCCAACATAATTACTGGTCTAGAAAAAGATGTTGAAAGCCTTAAAAGAGAAAACGAAAATTTAAAAACAGGAATTAAATGGGTTGGTGGAGGATTCGTGGGAGTATTAATCTCTTTACTTACATTATCATTAGTTAAGTAATATGGCTAACGAACTGAAACAAGCAATACGAGAAGAATATGTTAAATGTGCTGCATCACCAGCATATTTTATGAAAAAATATTGCTACATTCAGCATCCAAAACGTGGTCGAATTCAATTTAACTTATACCCATTTCAAGAACGTGTTTTAACATTATTTCAAGAAAATCCATATTCAATTGTTTTAAAATCTAGACAGTTAGGTATTTCTACATTATCTGCAGGATATTCTTTATGGTTGATGATGTTCCATCAAGACAAAAACGTACTTTGTATTGCAACTAAACAGGATACTGCTAAAAATATGGTTACAAAGGTTAAGTTTATGTACGAAAACTTACCTTCATGGTTGAAATTTCCAACCAAACCAGATGAAGCAAATAAGCTAACCCTTCGACTACCAAATGGATCTCAAATTAAAGCAACTTCAGCATCAAGTGATGCAGGTCGTTCAGAAGCAGTTTCTTTGCTACTAATAGATGAAGCAGCATTTATCCATAATATAGGTGAGATATGGGCCTCAGCTCAACAAACCTTAGCTACTGGTGGAGGTTGTATTGCATTATCTACACCTTATGGTACAGGTAACTGGTTCCATAAGACATGGATTGCATCAGAAATGGGTGAAAATAGCTTTTTACCTATTCGTTTACCTTGGAGTGTACACCCTGAAAGAGACCAAGCATGGAGAGATCAACAAGATGCTGATTTAGGACCTAAAATGGCAGCACAAGAATGTGATTGTGATTTTAGCACATCAGGTGATACTGTATTTTTACCAGATGAAATTGATTTTTACGAAAAAACATACATAAGAGAACCACTTGAAAAACGTGGAATTGATCAAAATCTATGGATTTGGGAACCAGCGGATTACTCGCGTAACTATTTAATTACAGCTGACGTTGCTAGAGGTGATGGAGCCGATTATTCTACGTTTCATATAATTGATATTGAGACATATAAACAAGTAGGTGAATATAAAGGACAAATTGGAACTAAAGATTTTGGACATTTACTTGTAGCAATAGCAACCGAATACAATAATGCATTACTAGCCCCAGAAAATTCTAGTATAGCTTGGTCAACTATTCAAACTATCCTTGATAGAGGGTATCATAATTTGTATTATTCACCTAAAGGAAATGCTTTAACAGTGGATAGC